CTTACTTACAACGCTATGCGCTGGAAAGCGATACACAATACGCAGTAAGACTAAACAATACACCCTTGGATAATCAGTGTAGAAGTCTTATTAGTCTATATACAAGCTTTCTATTTAGAACAAATCCAGAACGAGACTTCGGCGTATTAGAAGATAATCCTACAGTAGAAGATATCGAAGAAGACGCTGACTTAGATGGACGCAGTCTAAACGCATTTATGAAAGATGTAGCACAATGGGCCGCAGTATTCGGACATATCTGGATCTGCGTGGCAAAACCCGATGTAGGCGCAATAACACTGGCAGACGAACAAGCCCTGGGAGCAAGACCCTATCTAAGTCTATACAATCCTTTAGCAGTAACAGACTGGCGCTGGGCAAGACAGCCTAACGGCGGTTATCAACTAGAATATATCAAGTATGTAGAAGAAGTCAATGGCACAGAAACAGTGGTCAAAGAATGGACCTACGATAATATTACAACATATAATCTAGACACGCAACAAGAGCGTGTAACAAATATGACTGTGGAAACAAACGGACTAGGCTATCTACCTTTCGTCTGCGCTTACGCAGAACGCAGTCCGGTACGAGGTCTAGGTAACAGTCTAATCGATGATATCGCGGATCAACAACGAATGATCTATAACGAATTATCAGAAGTATATGACAGTATCAGACTAGATACTCATCCTAGCTTAGTAGCAACGGCAGGTACTAACGCTCAGGGTGCGGCTGCTGGTCAGGTCATCACTATGGAAGAGAATTTAGATCCGAATTTAAAACCCTATGTTCTACAGTTCGAAGGTGGTCAAATCGATAAGATCTATAACTCAATCAATAATAGAAAAAAGATGATTGATAGTATGGGTAATGTCGGCGCAGTAAGAGCCACAGAAACAACATCAATGAGTGGCATAGCAATCGAAACAGAATTTCAGTTATTAAACGCACGCCTATCAAGTATAGCAGATAATCTAGAACTAGCAGAAGAACAAATCTGGCAAATCATCTACGAATATATGGGCTACACTTGGGATGGTGAAATAGATTATCCTGGTAACTTCGCGCTACACAATATCGACAACGAACTAGATCAATACGCTAAGATCAAAGCTCTAAGCACACGCCCTGAAGTTCAGATAGAATTAGACAAGCGTGTAGCAGAACTATTAGACATCGAAACTCTAGAAGCACAGCTAGGAGTAGAAGTCGAAGAAGGTGAAGCACCGGCTAACTTCGTGGCTCACTATATGGTTAACGATATGGGAGAACAGATCTGGATTGAAACTCCTATGGAACACGAACAAGCCTTGATAAATGGCTATGTAGAAATTGAATAAATTTATATAAATATACTACGAACAGAATTATCTGTTCAACAAACAAACTCTTAAAGAGGCGAGGACAACGATGACCCAACAAGAAACATCGGCAACAGAAGGCACTGATACTTCTCAAAATGAAATTCAGGCAACAGAGAAAACTTTTACGCAGGCAGAAGTAAATGCTATTCTAGCTAAAACTAAAACACAGTTAGAAAAGAAATATGTCAGCAAGTATGAAGAACTTGGAGATCCGGATCAACTAAGACAAATCGTCTCAGAACATCAAAAGATTCAACAAGAACAACAACTCAAGCGTGGAGAGTTCGATCGTGTAATCCAGGAGCTCGCATCCAAGAAGGACGCAGAGATCCAAAAAAGGGATAAGATCATAGAAAGCTTTAAGGTAGAAACTCCTATAGTAGATGCCGCAGCCCGATATCGTGCTGTAAATCCAGAGCAAGTCAAAGCGTTGATTCGTAATCAAGTTAGACTTAACCAGGATGGCGAAGTAGAAGTATTAGATGAAAAAGGTGTCGTTCGCTACGATGACAGCGGCAAGCCCGTAAGTGTGGATAGCTTCGTTCAGTCGTGGCTACAAAGCAATCCTCATTTCGTGTCAGCGGCACCAGCAACAACTAATACTCGAAGCAATGTCAGCGGTAATACTAGTAAGAAGTTAGACATCAGTAAGTTAGATATGAAAAATTCCGAGCACAGAAAAATATATGCTGACTATCGTAAGTCAGCAGGTATAGCCTAACTTTATTAAAGGAAATTTATTATGGCCGGTTCAACAACCACAACACTAAACGACTTGCTACCCGAAATTATTCAGGAAGCAATGTTCGTAGCATCAGAGCGCAGTATCATGCGTGGTCTGGTAAAGAATTATGCCTTGGCTCCAGGTCAAGGTAAAAATGTAAATGTACCGATTTACCCAAGACAGACAGCAGCCGCGGTCACAGAAGGTAATGAAGTAACTAATACAGCAGTATCAACAAGTACAGCACAACTAGTCGTTAGCCCAGTTGCTATCCGCACATTGCTAACAGACTTAGCCCGTGTATCAGCCGCGTCTAATGTAGTAGCAGATCTAGGTAAATTGTTCGGTGAAGCATTGGCTCGCGCTATCGACATCGATCTAACATCTAAGTTCCGTAGCTTCGATGCTGGCTTCGGTGACTATACAGGTCCAGTAACAGCAGCCGCAATCTTTCAAGCAGTAGCTAAGTTAAAAGCAGCCGCAGTACCTACAGACGGTATGGTATGTGTATTACATCCTGAGATTGCCTATGACTTGAAGTCAGCTTTAACAGCACAAGGTAACACACCTTTCACAGCAGGCGCTTATGGTGACAACGCCAACGAAGCAATGCGTATGGGCTTGGTCGGTATGTTGGCAGGAATTCCCGTATATGAGACAAGTAACATCGTTGATGGTACATTAGCCGCAGGTGATTTCACTGGTGCTGTATTCCATCGTGATGCCTTAGGTCTTGGCCTAATCGGTGATATCGCTATCGAGACACAACGCCGTGCTAGCTTCTTAGGTGACGATATCGTATGCTCAGCATACTATGGTACAGGTATCCTACAGAACAACTATGGTCGCTACTTAGCATACGACAGTTCAATTGCAGCCTAATTGCTAAATTAATCTAAAAGGACTATCACAATGAATAGAGCATTTATATACAGTTATAAAACATTCGTAAGCTTCGCAACTTACGAGGATGTCACTAATCGTGATAGTCGTGTATTCGAAGCAAATGAAGATTTAACAGAGTCAGAAATCAATAATTATCTAGAACAGGCCAGTCAGCGTATTCTTACACAGATAAGAAACACAGAATGGTGGAGAGAATATCAGCGTAGAATGGCACAGATCATAAATCCTAACCTACTACCTGCTGTCAATCCAGATTATATATTAGCCAGAACACAGGAATTCAAGGACCTAAATGTATATTTCGCATTATACGAATATGTATATCCTAGTATTGCTGACTTCGGTAATCCAGATAGTGCTGAGATCGCAAAGATCAAGTTCTATAAGGATTTATATAATGTACTATTCGACGAAGTAATCGAAGCAGGCGACTGGTATGACTTCAGCGAAAATGGAACGATTGATACAAGTGACAAGATGGCCGCTTTCGTAAATAGAGTTCGAGTAAGATGAGAACAGAATTACTAACTTATTTGACAGCAGAACTGACTGATTCCATAAGAACCAGTCAAGAACTGCCTTTTCAAGAAGGTACTAATCCTCTTTATCTAAAGAACGCTCGTAGAGTATATCTAGACGAGCCCTATACGGAAGAAGATGTTTTACTACCTACACTAGGTAGCTTACAGATCAATCAAAGAGTAACTATCGTAAGATGGTTCCTAACCGTGGACGCAAAGAATAGAAACACAGATTTAGATTCAGCATTGACAATCTTAGGTAGTGCTAAAGATATCACTACCATCACAGGCGTATATACACGCTTGTTTGACTATACAGTCAGCATAGACAACGATAGGGTAGTCTATGAAGGCGAATATAGATTCGCAAATTTAGCATAAGGAAAACAATATGGCATTCATATTCCCAGCACCAGGCGTAGCGACTGTAGAGGCAACTCTAACTCTAAGCGACGCAACTGGAACACTAACAGGAACCTTGCTAGTTCCCGCAACACAGGACATTACGATTAATAACGCCAATGATGTCTTTACTTGGACTCAACTCGATAGTGGTAGTAAATTACAAGTCGCAACAACAGCGACAAATAGCTTAGATACTAACATCGTATTGGATCAAGATACATTCTTCGGCACTTTACCTGGATCACCAACAACAGTGGCAAATGCCGGTATATTTGGATTGAGCAAAGATAAAATTAAAGTTAGCTTTAGTCTATTCTTAGGCAAAACAAGTTCCGGCGGAGCAGGTACAACTCTAATCGGTGAAGGATATATTACAGGTCTAGCACCTACAGTATCCGCAGATAGTCCTGTATGGGTATCACCATTGACATTAACAATCAGTGGCGACATTAGTATTGATTAATTAAATTAGTTGATCAGCATTAAGCACCTTCGGGTGCTTTCTGTTGGCTGAAATAATGTATAAATAACAAGTAAGGAGATATTATGATATTCGACGATAAAACAGATATGGAGATATATCTAAGTCTAGAAGCAGAAACAGCAAAATCACTGAGTGAGATACGCTGTGCTAAAAAAGATTTAGATCAAGCAGAAGTAAGATTGAGATTCGTATTGACGACAATACATTACTTAAAACAACGATATGAGGATATGAAATGAAACTAACACAACTAAGCAAAAAGCCTGAACTAGTCAAGGTAGAACTCACGGACGAAGAAACCATTAAAGAATATGGCGAGCCCTTGGAGTTCTGGCTCTATGATCGCACTGGTATGGATATATTCGTTAAGATGGCAACTATGAAAGGCGAAGATTTCGGAGATATGGTTGAGATCGTAAATAAAATGATTCTAGACGAAGATGGTACTCCCATCGTCAAGGATGGATACTTATTACCCAGTAATATTCTAACTAGAGTAATAGGTAAGGTAGTAGAAACTCTGGGAAAGTAACGCAGGAAGCCTTGGATCCCGAAGGCATCGAAATGAGTATGATACTCAGTATAGATGCCTTAGGGAAGCGTTATAGCTTATTGCCCAGCGAAGTAATGGAAAAGGCTTCCACATTTGATTTAGTAGTATTAGATGCCGCAATGGGATATCAGATATATATTCAAGACAAGGCAGATGGTAAAAAAGCACCACCGAATTTATCTCAAGAAGAGATGATGGCAGCAATGGAAAGAGTTCGTAAAGATGGCAATAACACTTAATATGAGCGAAGTTAATAAAATGTTCGATCAAGCAGAAAAAGTCGCCGCTACTCTGCCTAAAGAAGCCTTGGACTATTTCGTAGATAGCACACCTATCCGTACTGGCAATGCTCGTCAAAATACACGCCTGCGTGGTTCTACTGTAGATGCCGACTATAACTATGC